AAAATGTATTTAAATGGGAAAGTTATCAAGTCATTTCCGATGAGAAACTAAGATATCCTTATTCTGCCTTAATGTATCTAAGGTTTGATTCAGGACAGTTCGGCAATATACCTACTAGAAAGTATAAAATTAGAGGCTTAAAAGTAAAGATTCCCCATAATGCAACTGTAGACACAACTACATATATAGGAAGGCTTACATACTCCAATGTGATTTTTAATGGAACGTTAGGGGCAGCTCAATGGACAAATGATCCTGCTTGGTGCTTATGGGATTTGCTGACAAATAGTAGATATGGAGTTGGTATTCCTGAATCCAGTTTGGATGTCTTTGACTTCTATGCTATATCACAATATTGTAACGAGTTAGTACCTACGGGACGTACCGATCCAGCATCAGAACCTAGATTTTCTTGTAACTTATTGATTAATTCAAGAGCAGAAGTATATAACGTCATTAATTCAATGACAAGTATATTTAGAGGGATGGCGTATTACGGAGCAGGTGCATTAGTAACACTCCAAGATAACCCACAATCTTCTCAATATTTGCTAGGTATTTCTAATGTTGTTGATGGTAAGTTTGAATATTCTGGAACGTCACAAAAGGCTCGACATACAGTAGTAACAGTTAGATATCAAACGTATGATTCTTTAGGAGATGTAAGAACAGAATATGTAGAAGATTCTGATGCTGTAGCAAAATATGGGATTATCCCAAAAGATATTCAGGCTTTAGGTTGTTACTCTCAAGGGCAAGCTAGAAGATTAGGTAAGTGGACGTTATTAAGTGAACAGAACTTAACTGAAACTGTTACTTTCTCTGTAGATATTTCTTCAGGAGTAATATTAAGACCAGGAATGGTTATTGATGTAGCAGATGAAGTCAAAGCAGGTTTAAGAAGATCTGGAAGGATTACTTCAGCTACAACTCAAACAGTTACTATTGATTCTACTTCTACAATTACAGATACAGGTACGATTCTTACGAAGTCTCCTACATTATCTGTCCTGCTTCCTACGGGATTAGTAGAAACGTTCCCTATTGATAGTTTCAATGGAAGAGTGATAACTATCGACGGAACATTCTCTGAAGCTCCTAATTCAGAATCAATATGGTTAATGCAAACTAATGACGTTTTATCTCAACAGTTTAGAGTAATTGCTGTTTCAGAAGCTAGTGAGGGTATATATAGTGTTATTGCCCTTCAGTATAATTCAACAATTTATGATGCAGTTGAAAATGATCTAAAAGTAGAACAGAGAGATATTTCTAACCTTACAGAAGAGCCTGGATTACCTACCTTATCTTCTGATAATACTGAATATTTATATCAAAGAGGGCAAAATGTTTTAGTAGGATTCAGTTTATCTTGGATAAATCCTGCGGATGGAGGTAATGCTACTTCATTCTTAGTTTCTTATAGAAGTTCTGGGACTGATAATATTTTTGGAGAATGGAAGACTATTAGGCAAGTAGGGCCATCATTAGAGCTAGAAAGCCTAATACCTGGAAAATTACAAGTAAGAGTTCAAGCTTTTAATTATGTAGGAGTTGGAGGGCCAATTGCTTCAGAAACTTACACGATTGCTGGAAAACTAACTGCTCCTGGCAATGTTCAAAACTTATCATTTGAATCTATTAGTGAAAACTCTGGAAGACTTAGATGGACTCAATCAAATGACCTTGATGTAAAGGTAGGTGGAAAAATATTTATCCGTCATACAAATGACACCTCAACAAGTAGTGCTACTTGGAATAATTCAGTTGATTTAGTCGAAGCACAATCTGGATTACAGACAGAAGTTATAGTACCGAAAATGATCGGTACTATATTTTGTAAGTTCGAGGATTCATCTGGGATATTAAGTACTACCGCAGCAAAGGTAATTGTAGGGGATACTCAAAAAGACCAACCTCTTATTTTCACTCATTATGGAGCAAGTTCTGGTACTCCTACTAGGTTAGACCCTGGATTTGGAGGACCGAAGACCAATGTAGAGGTTAGTGGATCTGTTCTTCAATTAACCAGCTCAGGCGGCAATGTTAATAGCAGCGGCTCTTATACATTTGGAACTGGATCTTCAAGTGTAAACACTTACGATTTCGCTAGTATTACTGACGCAACAGAGCATGATTATTCAGTAAATTTCAAACGACACGTTGTCAGTAGAGGGAATAGTGTTAGTGACCTTATTAATACTTGGCCTAATGTCGATGCAAGAGCTGATTGGGATGGAACTGTTGCAGATAAAGTAAATGGAAGGATGTTAGTTCGTTCCACAAAACAAAATCCTTGGGGATGGCAGGGGATCACAGCAACATGGTCTGACTGGGCACCATTTGCCACTGGTACGTTTGATGGAAGAGCTTTTCAATTTAAACTTGAACTAACCAGTGATGATACAACTCAAAATATTCTTATAGATCAAATAGGATTTGAAGCGAGCATGGACAAGAGGACAGAACAAAGTGTGGGGCTTGAAACAAGTGGTACTTCTGCTGCTACAGGTATAGATTTCACCAATCATTTCTTCATTGGTGGCTCTGCTGCTAATAACTGGTGGCACTCAGGGCAAAACAATGTAACATTCTTACCTAGCATTAGTATTACGCCTAAAAACCTTGCTACAGGTGAGTATTACAACGTTACTTCCATAACTGCTGGTGGGTTTGATGTTGAATTTAGAAATAGTAGTGGTGCTCTTATTGCTAAACAGTTTTATTGGAGTGCTACTGGTTTTGGTAGATTGTCCTAGAATGAAAAGAATAAGGGAGTAGAACCATCTCACAGCACGATTATACAATTGATAATGCTTCAGGCAGTGCCGTTCGTCTAGACATAGAGAACGCTGTCAAAGCATTAAATAGTCAGAACAGTGGAGGATCTGCCCCTACAAGTAACATTGATAAATTTACTTCTTGGTCTGATACAACAAACAATATATTAAAAAAGTACAGTGGTAGTTCATGGATTAGTCATAGAAGGACAGACGGAACTGTACTTATTCCAGATGGCTCTGCCTCAAGTCCTGGGATTGAATTTTCTGATGACAGCAACACAGGACTATATAGCCCTGGTACTGATCAAGTCGGCATTACTTGTGGAGGTACTCTACGATTTCAAATTACAGGTGCATCAGCGGTATCGTATGTTCCACTTGGCGTAGCTAATGGATCATATTCAGCCCCACAGTACAGTTTTAGTTCAGATCCAAACACAGGTCTATATAATTATTCCTCTGACAACTTAGGGATAACAACGGGTGGTGCTGCTTGTGCTGTATTTAATGCGAACGGTCTAAGTCTGTGGAACGGTAAAAAGATTTCTTTATATGACACTGGTAGTTCACATTATGTTTCTCATAAAGCACCTGGATTAACAGGAAATGTCGAATTTACCTGGCCTAATAGCACAGGGAGTAATGGGCAAGTTTTAGCTACAAATGGTTCTGGTGTGCTCAGTTGGCAAGCATCAGTTAATGACCCTCCTGTTGGATCGATTGTTATGTGGCCTTCTGCTACTGTCCCTAGCGGTTGGCTTCATTGCAACGGGCAATCTGTTAGTCGTAATACCTATCAAGATTTATTTAATGTTATTGGTGATGATTATGGAGCCGATGATGCAAATCACTTTGATGTCCCCGATATGCGTGGACTCTTTGTAAGAGGTTGGGCAAATGGAGAATCAGAAGACCCAGACAGGGCAAGTCGTACTAATAGGGGAGATGGAACAACAGGTGATAACGTTGGTACGAAACAGGGAGATATCAATAAATCACACACACACGATACAAAGCTAGATGCAAACAGGGTTTATGGTCATACAGTATCTGGTGATGCAACAGAGGGTGTGACAAGCCCTTATGGAAACCCAGGCCATCTTCCAGGTTGGACTATTCCTACTAATTTAAACGCTACTTCAGGTGGGAACGAATCTAGACCTAAGAACATAGCTATGATGTATATAATCAGAGCTACTTAAACTATGGCTATAGAACCAGGTACTTATAACATGACGATCCAACGAAGGTCGGATCATCAACTTAGCCTTATAATGAAGGATCCAAATGATGCAGCTATTAACTTAACTGGTTATACAATTGCATCACAGATTTGGAATACTGAGCGTACTGCGAAGGCTGCTGATGTCACTTGTGCGATTACAACAGCAAGTGCTGGAACATGGACTTGGACATTAACTGATACTCAAACAACAACGTTTACTGCTGATGAATATAAATACGATGTGCAATTAACTAATCCCGCAGGGCTGAAAGAATACTGGTTAGAGGGTATTATTTATATGGATGAAGGATACACATCATGACAAAGAACACGGTCACTGTTAATGAAACAACTAATTCCGTTATCACTGTTGCAACTCAAGGTCCACAAGGTCCATCTTGGTCAACAACAGCGACAAGTTTAAGTGATTCAGGTAGAGTAGACAAAAGTGTCGTTTATTACGACAGTGCTGCTGGCGAATACAAAGCCGATGCACTTCAGACCACCCTAACCCTCGTAGACGGAGGAAACTTCTAAAATGGCTAACACCCTAAGAATTAAGAGATCAACTGGGTCGTCAGCACCTACTACCTTAGAAAATAGCGAATTAGCGTTTGCTGAAGGTAATGAAGTTGGATACATCGGTATCGGAACGGGTGGTGCGGGAGGTTCCGCAACGACCATTAATAAAGCTTTTGGAAAAGGAGCTTTCTGGGATAAAGATACGGTTAGAACGACCAATCATGTTTTAGCTGGGGCTGCTTCTGGAAGTTCAGCGGCTCCTACATTTAGAGCTTTAGTTGCTGCTGATATTCCCTCAATAGCACATACCAAAATATCTGATTTCGATACTGGAGTAAGAACAAATAGGCTTGATCAGTTAGCCGCCCCAACGGCTTCTGTAAGTTTAAATAGTCAAACAATTACAAACCTTGCTGATCCTGTTAATACACAAGATGCAGCAACTAA